ATGGTCTTATTTGTTCCCGAAATTGTACAAGCCGAACGGTCAATGTCTTTATGATTAAAAATTAATACATCTCCCTCAATACCTCCGACCATTGAATTGTCACAGTCAAATAAAATATCTGATGTTAATAAGCCTTCACATGCCATATCTATAATTTTTTAAAAGTTAAACAAAGTAGCTACTTAGTAAGCAGCTACAGTCATGTAAGGTTCTAAGTGTTTAGCGTCTAAAGAGAAAGCAACATCAACAACGTTAACTTTTTTGTATCTATCATAGAAGCTATCTAATGTATCAAAATCATCAGTTGAAGTCGTAGCAACTGGAATGTTTGCAGGAGTTGTAAAAACAATTCTGTGAGGCTTGTCTAAAACAGTACCGTCGTCAAAATTTGCTTTTATTTCTCTGTCCCACATATCCATAGTCACAACTTTGTAACCATCAAAATAAAGTTGCGGTCTTCCGTTCTCCGTTACCTCCATAAATCCAGCTCCCAAAGTTTTATTTCTAAGGGTATTTCTGTAGTTATCAGCAATTGAACGTGTTACTAATAATTGCGCTGTTGGATCAGCTAATAATCTGCTGTCAGCTTGATTCATTACTTTGGCTAAGTACCCAACAGCGGCATCTGTTGGCAAAGCCTGAGCAGCATAAGAAATACCTGCATTTTGAGTAATTTCCACATAGTTGTCATCGCCTGAACCTACTTCAGCAAAAATTTGTTTAAACAATCCGTCAATAACGTTGTATAAATCTAAATCTACACCAGTTGTCATGTCTGCTGCGATAACCGTCTTATTAGAGAACCAAATTTTAATTGGTAAAGTTTCCATTAACATTTGCTCAATCAATGAAACTATTAATCCCATTTCTTGACTATCAATTCTATCATAGAAGTCTGGATTAATTCTTGCAGCCTTTTGGAATAACTTAAATAAAATATTCAAGTCAGCAGCGCAATGCTCCCAGCGTGCGTCGTAAATTTCTGGATCCCAAATCTTTTGAGTAAATGCAACACCAGCAGCCTCGTTAGGCGTACATCCTGTAGATTTCTTCAAAGCGTCTGCAATCCTTCCAGCGAAAGGAATTTGCATTTTGTGAGTTACACCAGTTTCAATGTCGTGTATATCAGATAAGTTTCCGTTAACGAAAAACTTTTCGATAATTAATTTGCTAATTTCTTTAGCTTCTTCTGTGTTAAGCGTTAATCCGCTTACATCTATTAAACTTGCCATATCTTGTTAATCTTTTAAAAGTTTTCTTTTTGTTTCTGTTTTTTCCTCTTTTTTAGCGGCGCTTTTTGAATCGAAATCTAGTTTAGAAGTAATTGATTTTTTCAAGTTTACTACTTCGCTTTTCAGTGCTTCAAAATTTTCAGACATCGTGTTTTTTTCTGCAGTTAAGTCTGCAATTTGTTGCTTTAAGGAATCGTTTTCCTCTTTTAAAGCTGCTGTTTCATCCTCTTCAACTGGAACAATTTCAGTTAAAGTTCCATTATCAAACACATACATTTCACCGCTTGGCAATAAATACTCACCATTTGCAGGCTCACTATTTACCGTTGCCATGTCACCAACCTGTGGCATTGTGTCGTCTGCTAAATCTGCGAAGTCTAAAATAGCTCCGTTCGCATCAGTAACGGTTTTATTTACTATTTTTTTTCCTTTCAAGAATTTAGCAAATGGACTGAATAAATTTTCAATCCAATCTTTGTCCTCTTTAGTCATTTTTGTATCTAATTTAAAATTATACTTTGCTTTGGCTACTGCTGGAAAATCTATTTCCATTTCAGTAACGAAGTTCATGTCAAAAGCATCGTCAATACTAAGCCATGTTTCATTTTTTAATAATGGTAGTATCGCCTCAGGAGTTAATCCCGTCACTTTTGTGTAGAAGTCTAAAATCTTTTTATCATAAGTTTTAAGCATTTCGTTGTACTGGTCTATTTGTTCTGAAGTTCCTTTTACACTTCCAGCGGGCATGTGTATCATAAACTCAGTATTAGGCCTTAAACTTCTTGTTTCACCAGCCATAAAAGGCAAAGTAGCAGCCGAAGCCACTATTCCGCTACCAATGGTATTAACTATTTTTTTCTGAGAATTTCTAATAGACATTAAATAATTATAAATATCCATTCCTACATCAACTACTCCGCCTTCTGAATTTATGTAAACATTATAAACTAAAGCGTTTGGTTGAGATTGAACTTGCTTTATAACGTCAAGCAATTCTATTCCCTTGACTTCCTCATAAGTTCCTATTTGACCTGTTATGTATATAGTTGCATATTCCATACTGTAAAATTACAACAGTATAGCTGTTTACTATTATATTCTAAATTATAATAACATTTTACTATTATAGATTAAATTTATTGTATGATTACTGGACTATTACTTTTTCTTATTTCATTTATATCTGCTGTTTATCAAATAGCTAGATACATTTATTTTCTATTCATTTCTAAATACAAAAAAACTCCCGAATACAAGGAGTTTTTAAAAGAATTAAATGGATTGATAAATTAAGATTCCATATACTGGATAATCTTATAAACAGAAACTTCAGATATTTTATTATTATAATATTCAAGAACACAAGTTATACATTGCCTTCTTTCTTTTGGCGTTGGATTTTTAACCTTTGAAAGACAATCTAAAAACGTTTCATAAACCGAAACCCAATTCGCTAGGCTTGCGCTTATAACTCCTGAGAAAACCAATTCGTTAAAATTAGTTGTTGACTTTATTAAACTATATCGAGTTTGTTTCACCATTTTTCTAAAGGACATTTTTCGTTTATACTTCTTATTTTAGCAGATAAAGGACATTTACACTCGTTACAGTAATATCCTTGTATTTCTTTTAAATCGTCGTTTATAAATGCTGTTAATATTCCTTTTTTTGCACTAGGGCAATCCGAACAATTAACAGCACGTAATTTAGCTAATTTTTCTGAAACTTCATTCTTTTCTATGAAGTTTTCCCACCCGTTTAGTATGTTAGAAATTTGCACCATTTACAACCTGTGCTAAATTATTCTGACCTACATTAATATCTTCAACAATTACTACTGGAGCAGGCATCGAAGAAATAGCTTGCAACGTTACTCCTAAAAGCTCTGTTGTGTCGATACCTCTTTGTTGTACTCCTTGTGTTATAATTCCTCCACCTGCCATAAAAGTTGGCGTAGAAACTCCGCCTGACCCAAAACGGTTATTAAAGTCCATAAATGATTTAAAAGCGCTTCTATTTAAAACACCTATTCCCTCTCCTGCTTCTGCTTCAAACATAGTACCATCTTCTCCGTAAAACTTAGTTCCGCCTGCGCTGTGTCTTTTACCTCCTACTTCTTGAATACCTCCTTTTTCAAATTTTACGCCAGCTATCTTAGCCACATTAGCTAATCCAGTAGCTACATTTATAGCAGCTAAAGCAATACCTAAATAAGCTGGCTGAGTACTTAACGCTGCTGTTGCTGCTTTGTATGTATTAATTGTGGCTTCTGCTATAGCTAAAGCTTTGTATGCTACTGTATTTTCTTTGAATAAAGATTTTGATTGAGCCAGACCGCCTGCGATAGCATTAAGCTTATCTGCTTCTACCATTATTCTTAAATCTCTTTCAGCTTTTGCGTATTTCTTATTAATTAAATTAACATCTGCACCATTCTTTTCAGCGGCTTTAACTTCCACTTGTCTTTTTAACTCTAATTGTTGAACTAATAAGCCTAAATCTCTTTCATTTGTAGCGATTCTGTTTTCTAAATCTATTTGCTCTTTTTCAATTCTAGCCTGCTCCTCTGCCGCTTTTAATTCGTCTTCTTTTAATTTCTTTTCGTCATTAATTGCCTGTATTGCCGCATCATAAGCTAATTTATTAATAACGCCATTTTCACGTTGCAATGCAGCGAAATCTTTTTGCTCTTTTGCTATTATTTCATTCCTTGCTTTTTCTTCCGCAACTAATTCTTCAGTTAAAAACTTATTAGCGTCAATTTTAGATTTATTAGCTTGTGTAAAAGCATCAAGCTCTCTTTGTGCATTTGAAATTACTAACTCAGTTTGCTTAGATAATAGTTCATTACGTGCATTGTTATTTTCAGTTTCTAACTTTAATTTATCAGTTGCCGTTTTTTCGCTAGCATCAAATTCTTTTTGATTTATTTCTAATTGCTTTTGAAATATTTGTTCAGCAAGTTTCAATTCGTCTTCTAAAGATTTTGCCTTTATCCCTTGTTGTGATAAAAATAAAGCAAGTTCCGCCTGAGATTTACTTAGTGCATCGTCAAGTATTTTCTGTCTTCTTTTTTCAGCCTCTTCCCTTCTTTTTTCCGCTTCAGCTCTTAGCTTTTCGGCTTTAGCTTCAGCATCCTCTATTAATTTGTTTTGCTTATTAATGTTTTTTTCTTGATTTGAATAAAACTCATTTTGTATTTCTGTTTCTTTAAGTAAAGCATCTTTTAGTTTTTCAAAAAGCTCGTCTTGTCCACTAGCTTTTGTTTCTGTATATTCTTTATAGTCAACGCCTCTTTTTTTAAGTTCCTGAAACTCTATCTCTGTTAATTGTGCGCTTATTCTAATTTCTTCTTGGGCTTGTCTTAATGCCTCGTCACTATTCTTTTTTCTTTGCTCAAAATCTGACTGCTCAATTTTTTCAGCTTTTTGCAATAAAGCAAGCCTTTCTTCTTCGCTTTTAGTTCTGTCTTTTGCTTGTATGTTTAGCCTGTTTATCTCAGCTCTATTCTTGGCAGATTGCACTTCCTGACTAGCAAGCGCATCTTCTAAATCTTGTTGAGCCTTTTTAAGTTTAGCAGCGTCCTCCGCAGCTCTTGACATATCGCCTCCCAAACTACTAAATGCTTCGCCTAAAGACTTTGTGCCAGTTACTAATGCAATAACTGTATTTTTAACAACATTAAAAACAGCGCTTAAAGCTGCCATGCCTTGCTCGACTTTATCAATTAAAGGTGTAAAACTTTTAAATGCGGACACTATTAATACAACTGCTGCAACAATAGCGGTAATAACAGCCCCTACTGGAGTTAAAATGAAAGACAGAGAAGCCTTTGTCAAACCTATAAATCCTTGCGCAGCTGCTCCTAAAGATGTTTTTAATAATGGGCCAACACCTCCTGCCTCTTGCGCTCTTTGAAAGAATGCTCCCATGCCACCGTTAAGTGGGTTTAAATTTCCAAGTGCTTCTTTTATACTTTCCGAATAGTTCCCAATGTTTATTTTTTGTTGCAAATAAGCGTCTGCGTTGCTTTTAATAAACGCATTGTTCTCGTCTATTTTGGCGTTTAACTGCTTTACCTCATCTGATTGCTCTCCTAGTGATGTTGTGGCCTCATTACGCAGTTTAGTTAATAATTTATTAGCTTCCCTAGCTTGATTAATATTTGTAACTTCTGTTTGTAAAGCAAGGTTAAGTGTTTCGGTTCTCATTTCTTGATCCGAAATTGATTTGCTATATTCAGCCAAAGTTTTTACGCCTGCATTATATTCTGAAGAAAGCAATTTTATTTTAGCAGCGTTCTCAACTATTTGTTCGCTATTATCTTCACTAGAATTTGTAAGCTCTTTTTGTGACTTTTTTAATTCGTCTAATGCCTTTTTTACATCTGCTGTTGATTTAATCAAAGCCGATACATCAAGGTTTAATTCTGCTATTTTAATTTCTGCCATTGCTTAACTATTTGAATATGCTAAATTCGATTCGATACCCATTCTTATAACTTTAATTTCCCATGTATTAACTCCTGAAAAACTAGCATGTTGTAAAGTTGCTAATATATAACTTGCTCCAGTTGTAACGTTATGATAAGATATATTTTCAAATGTATATGGCAACTGTCTAACTCTTAACTCAAAGTCATTTGGAAGTGGGGCATCTGTATCTAAATAAATTTTAATATATCTTGTATTTATATTAGTGTCGACCATATACGTTTCCACACTTGTTATATTAATATAAGTTAAATCTGGCACAGGTGGAACATAAGTACAGTCCGAAGTATTATCAATTACATACTGATTTGATGATATTGATGCGTTTACTAATATTAAAGCAAAAGACCAATATTGACCACCTTCAACAGTTATAGTGAAAGTATTCGTAGAAGGATTAACAGGAATTGAAACCGTTCTCCATGGGTCTGTATAAACAGGAGGAAATCCAAAATTGTACAATGCACCTGAAACTAAAATAGAAGTTGGAAGTGTTGCATCTGTATCAAAAGTAAATATTAAATCGCATCCGTCAATTTCAATATTTGTTATTGTTATGTAAGTCCCATCAAATGGCTCGACAACCTGACTTAATTTTTTATAATCAATTTCTATTAACTCACAATTAACTGGCTTTCCTTTAATAAAATTTGAAATCTTATTTACCAAATAGTAACTACCTAATTGCTCCAAATAAATTAATCTTTTAAAGTCAAAACTACTTGCTTTTGTAGGCTTCAAATACATTATAGCATTTAACATTTTAGCTTTGTCAAGCATTGCTTCCAAATCAGGATAGTAATCATAAATAATTTCCTGATAACGTAAACGTGAAAAGCTATTAACTTTTACATCAGTAACGCTATCTGAAGTATTAAGAGACTCAGATACAATATCTGTTGGGCTTGCGAAACTATAATCGTCAGCTCTTAAAAAATAATATCTACCAGTTAAATCATTATATTTTACACCATCCTCGTTAGCTTCTTTATTACACATCCTAAAAACATAGGAGTTAATTCCAAAAAAATCAACTCTTCTTTTTTCGGGACTGTATATTTTAGATGAAATTATAGTTGCATTGTCTTTTAAGTTTACATTGTTAACTCTTATTATTCCATCGTTATGCGTTTCGTTATCCTCATTATAACGATATTTCATATAGTTACTTTGAGCGTATGCGCTTAATATATAAGATTCATCTTTTTTATCTACAAAATAACTACTCCAGTCTTCTGCTTGATTGTCTTGAAATATTTCTCTAAATGTCAAAAACTCTAAGCTATCAGAAAACCTATCTTTAAACATTGTGAGTCCAAAACGTTGCATTATTTCATTTACAAATTCAGTTGCTTTAAAGTCAATTAGTACTTCATCAAAATTAGCGTCATAACCTTCTAGCTTTTCAATTATTGTTTCTAAAGTTCCGCTTAATGATCTGCTAATTGTAGAGCTAGTGACACCTGTTAATTGTGGTATAAGCGTTAACTTATCTGTTGCTGAAGCTGGTATAACGGTGCTTTGGTTTATAGCTCCATCAATAAAACCACTATTTAATATAACGCCACTAGAGTTTCTTAAAGTCCAGTCTACTTTTCCGTTCGTTGTGATTGTATCTGTTAATGTTCCTGAAATGCTAACTCTGTAAGCACCATCAACATCAATGGTTATTATTCCGCCGATTATATCCGCATCTGATGTTGATACATCTGAAGGAAACAAGTATGCGTAATAATATGAAACATATTCTACACCTCCTGAAGGCGTTGGACTTGCAACGCTGTTTATTTGTATTTCACTATTTTGGTCAGTTATTAAAGTGGTTATTGGATTTAAAACTGGTACAGGCTTTGGAAAAGTCATGTATAAGTTTGTAAAATCATCGGTATCGAAAACACTACCACTATAAGTAAAGTTTGAATAAGAAAATATTTGATCCCAAATATAACTAACTTTAGCAGCTGGAACTTGATAGTCTATATTTATTGCGCCACCTATTGGTGAGTCTGCCAAGTTTTTACCATTATAATCAGCAAGAATATACATATAAGGTTCTGTTCCAGACCAACTATTAATAACTGTTGTAAGGTTTTTTAAATGATTTAACCCTGAAACACCTATTTCCGTTAAACTTCTATTCTCTATACGTCTGTAAAAATCAACAATGCCATCATGAACATAAATTTGATAACCTTTGTCGTCTGTTTTTTTAATTGTAGCCCAACCATTATAAATTATATGCGCTCCATTATCAGCATCGATTAAATCAAACCTGTTTTTTGAATAAGGTAAGTTTGATTGATTACCTACATGGCCTACACGCTCCATAACTCTTATATTATTAGCTGTGTAAGGAGCATAAAAAGTATTTGTATAATTAGTCTGCCTGTTATCTAATGAAGCTAAGTCATTAACCTGTTTTGTCTGTGCAATAGGTTTTAAATCAGAAAGTTCTATCTGTTGGCCGTTCATGTAGGCAATGTAACTCACAGCGTTCTAGTTTTTCTTTGAGGCAATTCAAAAGTAATTGTTGCCTGCGTTAATTCTTCTTTTGCGTTCTCAATTCTAAAATCATTGTTCTTGATTGATATTTCCAACCAATCATTAAAACTATTTTGTGAATATGGTTGTCCTGTAAATAAATAAATCTTAGGACTGTCAATTATCTCTTGTACTAAAATATACTGCTCTTTTGTTAGAGTTCCTGTAACAGTTTGTATCACATCAAGAGAGTTTTTTCCTATCTGTATTGTTTGACTTATAGTGTCTTCTAAATTATTGTAGTCGTTGTTTATCTCTCCTAAGTCTTTTGTATTTCTGTTTCTGTTTCCTTTATCAAATAACCAATACGACCAACCACCTAAAGAGTTAATAAATTTAATGTAATGCCCGCATGATGTTTCAACATTTTTTTCAATAGTTAAATAGTAGTTTAAAGAATTTATTGTTATTTGTATATCATTAAACCCTTCATCAATCGTTATAATATCATCAATTGTTGTATCTGTATCGCCATCAGAAAAGAACAATCTGGTTATAGTAAATGGATTGTCAAAAGAGCAAGTTGTTAAATTACTAAGGTTTTCTAATTCTAAAGTATCGCCTGCAGTATAACCACAATAAATAGAAACATCAAAAGGATAACCTTCCCAATACTTTGCATAAGATCTGTTATTTGCTTTATCTTCATAAGGCAATAAACAAAAAGGCTGTAATAAGTTTAAATTAATTGGATATTTCTTTTTCCAATCTTCTTGTTGAACATATGCGGACAACCATTTAACATCTCTTGTTGTTGATTCATTTGTTAAATCTTCAAAGTATATATTGAACAAAACATTTGTATTCAAAAAAACTTTATCTGTCCAATCGTAAATATACCCATCCACAAATATATCCGCTATCAATTCATCTTTAAAATTATCTACATTGATACGACTTTTTATATGCTCTAAAAAATTGTAATAGAATGTATTATTAGGGCTTGGATAAATAATAATAGTTTCGGTATCTATTGTAATTTCACACCTCATTGGGGGTGAAGCATAATCACTAGAAAATCTAACGATATTGTTGTTATATGCTAGGTTTAAAAATGTTTGCGAAATATCCTTTGTGAATGTTATAGCCATTGCATCAAAAATAAAAACTGTTTAAAGATATAAAAAAAAGTCCAAAGTATCACATAATGGATAATTTGCCTTTTAATTGTTAAATTCCTGTCCTTTACTATCATGCTACTTCTAATTGATTAATTAATGTAACTATTTCTGAACTGTATCGTATTGCCAAAACTTCACCCACTTCATTTATTATTTTTTGCCATCTATCCTCTGTAACTATTGAGCTAATCAACTCAACACCTCCGTAGCCCTCACGCTTCCAACCTTCATTGGCTATCTTACGAGCAATTAAGAAAGCTAATGATGACAACTTTATTTCATTTAACACAGAGTTAAATACCCCTTTGTCTAATATCCATTGTTCAATAGCTTTAATTGGGGGGAAAGTTCCTGCGTTTCTTCCTGTTTCTAATTGCTGTGCATAATCCTCACCAAACAATATGGCGTAATCGTAGCCTACTTCAATACGTAAAGACTCCTCAAATTTACCGCTTGCTTTCATCCCTTTAGCTTGGTAAAGTTTTATTAAGTCTTCTTTTAATAACTCAAATTCTTTTGATAATGTTTCTTTAGTAGACATTTGAACGAACTTGATAAGATATTAATAAACCATCTTTGTTTGTGTCTAAAACATTTACCACGTCAATAGCTTCAAACTTCAATACTTCTAAATCACCGCAGCCGAAGTAATTCGCCATAGCTAAGTGATGTTCTAATAGTGGCTCAATATTCAATACATACTTTGAACGCGCCTCGTCATTATTAACCTCATTAAAATAAGGCATATCCATTGTTGATTTTTTAAGCAAGAAAAATGAACCTGTAAATAAATAACTCACTACTTTATTCCCTGCATTACTCATTTCTGGAGTACGTGGAAAAGGCTCATGTAACAAATAAACTTTATCTTCTAAAGTGTCAGACTTCAAAAGGTTTAAGTTTGATTTACGACCATAACTGTAATGATAATCTTTTAATTGGCAATAGTCTTGCAATATTCTGACAAAGTCTTTCATTATTTATTTTTTAAACGTGAGTATTCATTTTGTACTTCTGATTTTTCTTTGTGAGCAACAAGCAAAAGCAATATTTCTTCATAAGGCTTGCATTGTAAATCGTATGGATAAATTCCGTAAATCTCACCCAGCTGTATTAACGGCATTATATTGCTAAACTTATCTAGCTTTTTCCCTCCTGCCTGCATCCATAAGCCTGAGTCCACTCCAATTGATTGTAATAGTTTACTTTCTCTTTCTTGAACGTCTTTAAACTTTTTTATCAAATAATTACGGCAAGCGTAAAACTCCTGAACTTTACTATTCCAAAAAGTATCTGCATCAATTCCGAAAGCCAAACAAAACAGTTGCTCTATATTCTCAATAGTACTTAAATTATTCAACAAATATATGCAAGAACGGACATCTTTGTAAGTTAAAACGCTAAAATTTAACTTTTTACCGTTAAAATTATCTTTTGGCTTTAGATGTTTTAAAATTAAATCGTATTCTGATATGTCTGTTTTTCTAAAATACTCTTTTGTTTTTATCTTTTTCATACTCTTATTCGTGTCATGTTTCTCGTTGCGCTCCTATCTAATTCAAAGAATCCACGCATCATTATTGAATCCCATTCATCTGGAGAGCGTCCAATCATTTCTTTTACTTTATCCTTTGAAACTATGCCTAAACGACCATCTTTATCAATATCCTTCTGCTTTACTTGTTCCATTTCTTCTGAAGTAATATCTATAACACTTGAATCATTACATATTTCTCCCATTTCTCTATCCATTATCTTTTTAGCCACAACAAAAGAACATTGACTTTTTAAGTTGTCATAGTTTTCGTCATTCAAAGCTCTGGAATTATTTACAAATCCTTTACACTTTAAGAAATCAACGACACCACCACCAACACCATCTTCGTCAGCTATTGTAAAGGATAACGATATTCTATGTTTTAATTGAATTTCTTTTGCTTTTCTTACAACTTCATCAATTCCTGATTTATCTATTGAATAACGAGCTACGCATACCCAACCATGCCAAACACGAAAAACAGTTTTATCTTTCCCTTTTCTTGCTACATCAATCGTTAAATACTTTTGTCCTTCTTGTTTTAAATGAATCGGATTAAAGTAATCACATATCGCATCTTGCTCAATCATTGTTGCGGGGTCATCGTCATACTCCCAGTTGCCATAGTAAAGACGCTCCTTGCTATTTTTATCCAATCTTAGCAACGATTGTAAATAACTTGGGTGTAAATGTGGATTGTCAGAAGGCAAAGCTTGTATAAACTTCCTATACTGCTCCAAATCTTTATCTCTGTTCGGCTTATAGAACTCTTTATATGTCCAATTCTTTGCAGGGTTACAAGTTCCTAATATCTTAGGGATTAATCCAAACTCTTTTAGTTTATATCTTATACGAGACTTAACTATTTGCCAAGCTTTATAAACCAACTGATTACACTCGTCGATAAAAGCCCCAGTTATTTCTAATGAACCCAAACTGTCAAAGTTTGGGTCACTAGGATATAAGAATAAATCTTTAAGTATTATTTGACTTCCGTTGTTCCAATAAATTATATGTTCTTGGGCATTGTATTTGAATTGACTTGTTATTTTTAAATCACTTGCTAATTCAAAAAAAGTATTTAATGTAGTTTCTTTAAGTGATTTTAATTTAGAACGCCCCATTAACCAACGTGAGCCAGCGTATTTTTGCGACATTTCTATAAGCCACAAGCAACCTAAAGCAGATTTCCCTCCGCCAGCAGCCCCACCATACAGCAACTCCTCTGTTAAATTATCTTTTAAATAATAAACAGCATGCTCTTGTTTAGTCAGTAGTTTCATTTGGGTTAGTTCCTGAGCCTAAAGATATAACATTTATAGTTTCACCTTTTGTTGTGTGGTCAATATGTTGCATTGATAATGCACGTCTTTCGTCTTCCGTTGCTATTAATTTATACAAAGCTAATATCTCAGCTGCTTTATCTCCTTGAGATAATTTTTTTCTTAACTCTACTTTTGTAGATATTTTATTATTATCTAAAAGCTCTTTTATATCGTCCAATTCGTCCGAGCCTGAAGGGAAGTATTCGTAGAAAGTAGATTTTGAAATAGGGATAAAAGCGACAATGTCCTCAACAAAATAAAGATTGTTTTGCATTACTGCTTCTTTTGCTTTTTCTAATATTTCTTTTCTATCGTTTGCCATAATTTAGTTTTCAATTCCACCAATACCCAAACCAAGTGCGTATAGTTTTTTTACACAGTTCATTTGTGTATATACTAAACTTGATATGTGTTGATGTTGGTATCATAAAGTAAAGATAATAAAAAAGGGATTGATATACAACCCCTTAGTAAAAATAATTTCCCCAAATCATTTATTATATGAAAGTACTAATGTAGTGATTTATTTTTAATATGCAAGTTATTTAATAAAAAAAGACTATGTCTTTTGCAGAGATTTAGTCTTCTTTTTAAGATTGACTGTTGGCGCAGTCATAGAATTAGCAAAATGGATTTTAATTCCATTTATCAGATAACTTTTAAAACTCGTTACTATAATAAAGTAGTAAAGAACACAAGTTCGAATATCAAATGTAGTGATTTAATTTTAATTAATTGTCTTTTTTGTATTTTTTTACTTTTTCTTCCACTTCTTCAGTCTCCTCGTTAGTTGCTAATTTCCAATTAATGTTTTTGAAAAGGTTTTTACGCTTGTATAAAATATAAGAAAAAATAGAATATACTAATATAAAAGGCGTTAATATAATTATAATGTTCAAAGTTATTATTTTTAATTAAACAATTCTAACAAAAAATTAAACATAAAAACCCCGAACACAAACCTAGCTAAAAAGAAACTCAAAGAAGTTATTATAACATCTTTTCTTTTAAAACCTACTCTAGCGCAAAATATACATATTGCAAATAGAAAAATTAATAGTGTGTTTATCATAACTGTAGTTTTTTAATTGCTGATTCTGTTAATTCAATTTCCTGATAATATCCTGTTAAAAGCTGTTCTATATTTCCAATATCTGATAGCGTTTGATTGTAATCTTCAGTAACCATAAATAAATCTTCTTTATGAAATAAATATTTTTCTTCTAATTTAAACCCTTTAAACAAAACAAGGTCTTTGGCTTCGTGATGTTTTTTCATATATGAATTATATTCTTTATCAGATTTACTCCAGCATTCATATTCAATAAATTCTAAAACATTTCCATTTTCATCACAAGGAACAAACATTCCTAATTCTAAAGGTTTTTTTAAAAACTCAGCATATTTTTCAATTCTTGTTAAAGAATCCATATTATTCCAAAACCAAGTTGGTTCTGAAGCCTCATTTTTTGGTGTTGATTTTTCTTTTAAAACAAAATCTGTCATTGATATTAATTTCATAACTGTATCTTTTTTGCTTAATATCCATGCTAAATTAAACATAGGTTCCGCATCGTGTTCCTTTTTAATTTTATTTATAGTCTTTTCAATATAACTTAAAGAATTAGGTTTTACTTTTTGACTTTTCAATAGATTAGATATTTCTTCTTGTGAATATCCTTGTTTTAGATATTTAATGATTATTTTATCCATATAATTAATTTTATTTAAACGGAACTCGGTGTATAACGAAATTTTTGTGAATTATCGGAAATGGTTTCATTTTCAAACTATGATATGGAAATCCTTTAACTTCACACATTTTTTTGAAATTTCCGAATACTTCTACTTCTTCGGAAATTACTACTATTACATTTTTACGTTGCATTATTTT